ATAAGTCAAACTGGCGTATTGTGCAATTACCAAACGGTTTCTATCAAACCGAACACCAAGATCAAAAAGAAAAAGATACTTGGCACGACGTCACAAGACGTGAAACTTTAGAAGGAGCAGAACAAGCGATTGATTCATCAGTTGCTCATTATGCTAAAAAACTAGAGTTCGCTAATGGACCAAAAGTCGTGAAGACCTTTAAGTAAAATTAATTAAATTAAATCTAATCAAATTATGTCAAATGCAATTGTCAAAAACCTTAACTTCGGTGACGAAGCTAGAGGTAATGTATTTAAAGGTATAACTAAACTTACACAAGCTGTTAGCTCCACACTTGGAGCTAGCGGTAAGTGTGTAATGCTAGAAGATGCCACAGGAAAACCAGTTATAACAAAAGATGGTGTTACCGTAGCAGATTCTATTGTACTAAGAGATCCAGTAGAAAACATGGGCGCTACACTTATAAAAGAAGCCGCTCGTAAAACAGTAAAAGAAGCAGGTGATGGTACAACCACTGCTACAATATTAGCTCATGCTATTTTAGAAGAAGCTTATAAAGTTTCTGATAAAACTAATTCTAGAGAACTTAAAAATGGAATTAACAAAGCTGTGCAACAAGTTGTTGAATATTTAGAATCTATATCAGTACCTGTTACTGGTAACATGATAGATCAAATAGCTACAATATCAACAAACAATGATAAAGAATTAGGAGAAATAATTGCTAATGCTTTTAGATCCGTAGATAACACAGGTGTTGTTATGATGGAAGTTTCTGCATCAGGTAAAACTGAAATAGAAGTTATTGAAGGAGTTCAATACGATAAAGGATTAACAAATTCTCATTTTGTAACAAACAAGCAGAATAAAACTGCAGAATTAGACAACCCATTAGTATTGCTAGTTGAATCACCTATTGAAACAATTAGGCAAATTCAATCAGTGCTAGAGTATGTAATAAAAAACAATAAACCTTTGCTTATTATAGGCGATTTAGAACAAGGTGTTTTATCAGCTCTAGCTATGAATAAAACGAAAGGTAATATAAAAGTAAATGTTATTGATGCTCCAACTTATGGTATCAATAAAAAACAAACATTAGATGATTTATCTTTATTAACTGGCGCAACTATTGTAAATGAAGATTTGGGTGATGATATGGATTTAATACAAATTGAATATCTTGGCACTTGTTTAAAAAGTGTTACATCACATTCAGATACAATAATACAAGTAAAAGAAACTTCTTTAGAAATACAAGATATTATTAAAGGTATTAAAAATAAATTAAAACTAGATAACCCTTCTCATGAAGTAATTAAACTAGAAAAAAGGTTAGCTATGTTAGCTGCTAAAATAGCTGTAGTTAAAGTAGGTGCAAATTCTGAAATAGAATTAAAAGAAAAAAGCGATAGAGTTGAAGACGCTCTTTGTGCAACTAAAGCAGCTATAAAAGAAGGAATAGTTCCAGGTGGTGGAATAGCTTTAGTAAATGCATCAATGAAATTAAACAAAATTGAAATAGGAAGTAAAGTGCTTGCAGAAGCAATATTATCTCCTTTCAAAACAATACTTAGTAATGCTGGTTTGAGTTGTGATACTCCAACTAAAGCTAATCAAGGTATTGATGTAGTTACAGGGAATATGGTAAATATGATTGAAGCTGGAATTATAGATCCACTGTTGGTTACTAAAAGCGCATTGCAAAACGCAGCTTCAGTAGCAACAACAATATTATCAACCGATTGTGTAATCAATAATTTAAGAATAGATGAAGGCAATAGGTAGAAATTTAATCATAGAAAAAACAAAAGAAGGAACCACTAAAACTAAAGGTGGTTTACTTCTTGCAGAAACTCATAGAGATGACATTAGATATGTAAAAGCTAAAGTTGTTTCAATAGGTGAAGAAATTAAAGGAATAGACAAAGGTTCTGAAATATTTTACGATAGACACGCTGGTCATAAAATAGAAATTGACAAACAGCCTTATCATGTTATAAAAGCTCAAGATGTTGTTGTAGTGTTATGAGAATAACAGCTAGTGACATTAAAGAGTTAAACTTATTAAAGCATTATAGAATAATTCGTAAATGGGCTTGTAAAAATAATGATTTAACAGATGCAGACTTAGAAGTATTAATATATTTAGACTGCATGGATCTTTTTAGTAAGCATGATTTTGAACAAGGTGTTTATTCTTACAGTTGGGATAATAGAAGATGGAGTAGATTAATTAAAGACGATTGGATTGTTGTGTGGAGAAAAAGAAATAGAACTACACAAAAATATAATATATACAAAGTGTCATTTAAATGTAAACAACTTATAATGAGAATGTATAGAATTATGCTAGGTCATGATGATATACCAACTAGTGAAAGAAGAAATAAATTAATAAAAGGCAATAGTTATACTGATAAAGTAATGACACAAGCTATATACAACGTAAACAAAGACAAAAATAGATAACATGGGATTATTTAGTAGAAGAAATAAAAGAAGAAGAGACGCTTCTAGAGCTATACGTAGTATTACAGGAGGTATGTTAGGTGGTAACTCACAACAAAATTATCAAGACGATGTTATGTCTAGTCTTGAAAATATAACAGAACAACTAGGTAGTATTGGCGCAACTAGTCCTGAACAAACTGAGGTAGCAAGTCAAGCAGCAGCAGGAGGTTCTGGTGGTGGAGTTGCTGACGCTACACAAGCTGCAATGGTAGATCCAACAGAAGTTCAAGAATCAATGATGGGTGATACTAACGCATTAGATTCAGTAAACGCTACAAGCGCATTAAACACCTTAAAAAAATATAAAGGTAGTTGTAAAATGAAAAGAAAAAACAAATAAAAAATAAATTATGGCACATCACGGAAAATACGATCCTTCAATGGAAAAATTAAAACCTGGAACTAAAGTAGGTATAGTAGGCGAATCTCATGTTTGGGACGGACCATTAAACCAAGAAGGTAGAGCTCACGGAGAAGGTTCAAGCTCAGGTATAACGGGTATGGAAGTATTAAAAGCACCATCAATGTATAAAGCTGGTCCTATATCTACAATAGCTAAAGTATTTAAATAAATGAGATCTCCATTTTATAAAGAAGGATTCCCTGAAATAAAACCAGAGAATAAAGGTAAGTTTACAGCATGGGCTAAAAAGAACGGTTTTAAAGACGCTTGTTCTGCTGCATCATCTGTAATGTCAAATAAAAATAAATATAGTGAAGAGGTTGTTAAAATGGCTAACTACGCTAATAACTTCGGTTGTAAAAATAAATAATATGAGAAGCAAATCACCATTCAGACAAGATAAATGTTCTACCGCTTGGGCCAAGTGGGAAGAAGGTTATAAAAAAGTTGGTAAAGATAAACCATCAGAAAAATTTAAAGGCAAGTCAGAAATGCAAGTTGAAAGAGGGGAGTTTGAATGTAGAGATGGTAAAATAAAATTGAAAAAAACTGACGACGCAGAACAACCAATAGAGAAAAAACCAGAATAATATGGCATTTAAAATAAGCAGTCCATTTCTTATGGAAAATAAGCAATGTGAATCAATGAGAAAACAAGCAGCTAAACTTGCTAAAGAAATTCAAGCAATGCGAGCTGAAAGTAAAAAAACAGGCAAGGTAACTAACTGGGACGCTAAAGCGGACGAGTTATCTAGAGTAAGAGAAAGAATAGCCGAACAATGCAAAAAATAAAAAAATAAATTATGAGTTCACCATTTCAAAGAGCGTTTAGCGGGAAAAGTCCATTAAACAAACACGGTAAATTAGAAAAGAAACTAAAAAAAGTAAAAGAAGGAAAAATAGGATCTGAAGGTCAAGGCGGTATAGATTATGAATTACAATCTCAGCTAGAAGAACAAATCAAAGTTGCTAAAGCTAATCATAGCAAACAACAAGATAATAGTATTGTTGAAGAAGAAAGAGACAACAGTCAGATGGATGCTTCTATGGCTAACTACGGTGTAAGCGATAAAAAAAAAACTAAAAGCGTAGCTCAAATGAGATCTCCTCTTAATGGATCTTATGAAAGTGGTGGTAGAGGTGAAATATATGTTTCTTCAGTAGGAGCTATACAACAAGCTGTTGGTTCTGTTCAAAATGCTGTAGATTCTTACATGAATGAAGATCCTCAACATAAAGCAGATAGAATAGCTGGTAGAATTGATAGTAGAAAAAATAGATTATATCACGGTGAAGATATAATGAATGATGATAGTTTAACAGACGAAGAAAAAGAAAATAAATTAGCAGAAGTAAATCAAAGAAGTTATTCTATGAAAACGCAAGAATTAATAGATAGAGCTGCTACTTCTCAAAAAGAAGCTGATGAATTTGAGCTTTCAGAAATTGAAAGACTTAAAAAAGAAAACGAAGCTTACAAGAAAAAATTTAATATTTAAACAATGGGACACAAAGGACATTACGGACAATACACAGGTAACGCTAAATGGTCAAAAAATCACGCTGACACAAGAGTTACTAAATCAAACTATAAAGCTTCTGAAAGAGATGATGCTGCTCACATTGATTATCTTAAAAGAGATATCGATTATGACAACAAACACGGTCATAGTGATGAAAACATGACTGCTGATGAAAAGCATATATCTAAATTAGCAGGTGACATGAAGTACGATAAAAAACATCATGGTTCGCCAGCACACCGTAGTGGTGATTATAACGATCATGATATGGGAGCTAAATATTGGAAAGCTCATAAACAAACAATGCACGGTATAAAAGTTCACGGAGGACCAAACATGAACTCACCAGTTAAAAATGAAGGTGATAGAAAAGCACATAAAATGAGTAATAGTGAATACGAAGCTCACTTACAAAGTCCAAGAGGAAAACAAGAACACGGTTCACCAGCTCAACAAAAAGGAGGTCGTGGTGATCACAGTACAATGACTGATGGTGAGTATTCAAGACACTTGGCAAGTCCAAGAGGAAAAAAAGAACATGGTTCTCCAACTCAAAAAAAAGGCTTATGGGCTAATATTCACGCAAAAAGAAAAAGAGGAGAATCACCAGCTAAACCTGGAGACAAAGATTATCCAACTGAAAAAGCATTAAAAGATTCACAATAACAATAACAATAACCAATAACAATAACAAAACTATGTACGATAAAGGAGCATTACCAAACCTAAACAAGGGTTACAAAAGCGAATCAGTTAAAACTGAAAGATCAAACTTAATGAATGATAATCCTATAGCTAAAGACGCTAGTGGAGGAAGATCATGGATGTCTAAACACTCACAATCAAGAATGGGTGGCTCACCTTTAGCAAATACTAAAGAAGAATTAGACAAAATGAAAAAGGATAAAAACAAAAAACTTGAAAATAAAGCAAGAGGTGTATCAGAAGAAGTAGCAAAAAGAAGAAAAGCAATGGAAACATTAGCTCCAAAAATGCATCACGAAGGTTCACCTAATAAAATGCATGATGGCAAAAAATTTGAAGATGAAGGGTTTATGGATTCTCATTTTAAATCAGGAAAGCCAAGAAAATAACAGTAGAGAACTGTAAAAAAACTCGCCAACAAAAACAATAACAAAATCAAAAACAAAAACAAAATGGCAAAATTTATTAAATTTAAAATTTCTAACGCAACTACATTAGCTGCTGGAGGAGATTATGCAAGAGACGTATTAGTAAACGTTGACGACATCGAAAACGTAGCTGACGCTGTGAACGGTGGAGTTTACACTGCAATCGTAACATTAAAAGGAATTGTAGGATTAGGAGTTGGTCATGCTAATGACGCTACTGTCCCACCTGACACTATTGGTGGAAGAATACTTACTTTAAGAGTATCTACTTCTGCTACTGCTAATGTTAACCCAACTGCAATCACAGTTAGCCGTAACATGCCTTCACAAGCAATTGTAAGAGCATTAACTGCTAACCCAGGTGGAATTTCTTCACTATGTTCATTAAGTGTTGATGGAAATGGAGTTGTAGCTGCTCAAGGTGGTACTGCTGCTCAAATGTTCTGGTCAAGCGCTGTATTTACATCTGATAGCACTTTATAATAATATTCATGAGATCTAGAGGTTTTGGCGACAGCATAGAGAAGTTTACTAAAGCTTCAGGTATCAAGAGTATTGTTGACAATGTATCAAAAGGTTTAAACATTCCCTGCGGCTGTAAAAGTCGTAGGGATGCTTTAAACAAAATGCTTCCATACAAAAAATAATATGGCTTTTAAATTAAACAATCCACCTTATATGGTAGATAATCTTAGTACTCCTGTTTATCATGTAGATATGGAAGATGGTGTGATGGGTAAAGCTAATAACAATGGAACTATTATTATAAATCAAAACACAAATCCTGACGATATACCAAAAGTAATTGAACACGAAAAAGTTCATATAGATCAAATGAAAAGAGGTGATCTAGATTACGATAACGACAACGTATATTGGAAAGGTAAAAAATACTCAAGAGCTGATATGGCAGAAGGTGCTAAGAACTTACCATGGGAAGCTGAAGCATATAAAAAAGTAAAATGAGTAAAAAGAAATTTCACGAAACAAAAGTCGGACAGTTTTTATCACAAGCTGCTCCAGGTATTTTAGGAAGTGTAGGTAATGTATTACCAGATAATGGCGTATTGGGAATAGTTAAAAACTTAATACACAAAGACCCAGTTATGCCAGCAGAAGATAAAGAAAAAGCTCTTAAGCTTTTAGAGCATGATATGATAGAGATGCAAGAGATCTCAAAACGCTGGTCTAGCGATATGAAATCAGATTCATGGCTTAGTAAAAACACTCGTCCAATGTCTTTAATATTTTTAACTGTAATGACTATAGCTTTTATATGGGTTGATAGTCACGAATCATTATCATTTACAGTAGAACAAGAGTGGATAAGTTTATTAAAAACATTAACAGCAACAGTATACGTGGCATATTTTGGTTCACGTGGTGTTGAAAAATTTAAAACAATAAGTAAATAATAAAAAATGGGAATATTTAGCAAAGCAATAAGTGTAACAAAAAGTGACACGATAAACTCTCTTCCAGCATGGGAATTTATGAATCAAACAGGTACATTAGGAACTTTTTTATCAGGTTCTTTAATATATGTTGGAGGTGCTGGAGACGTAAACGTAATAGTTGCTGGAACAGTAGGACCACAAGCTACTGTTAAATCTACAACAATTTCAGCTGGAGGTAATGGTTATGCAGGGGCAAACGGTGTGACGCCAACAGGAGGATCAGGATCTGGATTAGTTGTTAACACAACTGCTGCTGGAGGAGCAGTAACTGTTGTTGTTATAACAGCTGTTGGTAGTGGATATACTATAGGAGATGTATTAACTATACCTGGAGGTCTTGGTAACGCAAGACTTACTATTGATATGACACAAGACTTATTACCTACAGTTGCTCAAGGCGTTGAATTTGCAGGATTACAAGCTGGTGATACAATGCCAGTATATGTTGACTATGTTTTAAGCACAAATACATCAGCTACTTTATTGGTAGCAGGAAGAGAATCATCATTAGGGTAAATACCTAATATATAAGTGATTATATAAATAAGTAAACAATAACAATTAAATTAAATTAAATTATGGCAAAAGCTAAAAAAATTACAAAAGAACAATTAGAAGTAGTATCTAAACAACAAGACGCGTTAAGTGGGTTTTTAAGATCACTAGGTGTTTTAGATGTGCAAAAACAAAATCTTCATGGTAAGATAGTTGAGGTGTCTAAAGAAATAGAAGCTACTAAAAAAGAACTTGAAGATGAGTATGGTCAAGTAAATATCGATCTTACAGACGGTACTTACACAGACATTGAAAAAGAAGATGCAGAGTAATATAAGAAAGATTAGCATTGGATCTGATTATAAAAATGACGCTATGCACTACGCTATTGGACAACAAGTCTATGGTGGACATGAAATAGCTTATATAATACATGAACAGTCTGATAATTCTTATAATATATTTATAAAGAAAAACAACGAGGTATTGCCATGGAAAAAATTTAATTCTAACATGGCTATATCCGTTGAGTATGATTTAGAATACTAATGAAAAGTTTATATGATTTTATTGTACAGCCTTTAGGTGATAAGTACAGTAATGCTATTAAAATTGGCGGTAAAGATATTGTAGTTAATACTAAAATTGAAAACTGGAAATTTGTAAACAGATTAGCTATAGTAAAAGAAACTCCTTTAGCTTTTAAAACAAAAGTTAAACAGGGTGATATTATAGTTATTCATCAAAATGTTTTTCGAACTTTTTATGACATGAGAGGTGTAAAGAAAAAAAGTAGATCTTATTTTAAAGATGATCTTTATTTCTGTGCAATTGATCAAATGTATTTATATAAAAATCAAGAAGGTTGGCATAGTTTTGGCGACAGATGTTTTATTAAACCTGTTAAAGATACTAATGATTTAACGTTAGATAAAGAAAAAAAGCTTATTGGTATATTAAAATATGGTAATAGCTCGTTAGAAGCGCTTAATATTAACCCAGGTAACTTAGTAGGTTACACACCTAACGGTGAATGGGAATTTTTAATTGAAGGAGAGCGCTTATATTGTATGAAATCAAATGATATTGTTATAAAGTATGAAAACGAAGGAAACGAAGTTGAGTATAATCCGAGCTGGGCAAGTAGCGGTGGAGGAATTAATTAAGGTTGCAAAAGAACCTATAGTAGATTCAGACGATGATATATCAGCTGATAGACTTAAAAATGCAGCTGCTACAAAAAAGCTAGCTATATTTGATGCTTTTGAAATATTAAGTAGAATACAAACAGAGCAAGATATATTAGATGAAAAACCTAAAGAAGTTAAAAAAGAAACTACGTTTCGTGGTTTTGCTGAAGGGAGATCTAAATAATGTATAAGCAAACTTTATATAAAATATTAAAAGACCATATAAAACCTAAAGTTCTTAAACGAATGAATAGGTTTAAAAAATGGGAGTATGGATATAACGAAGATCATGATATAATTGTTATATCTAGAACAGGTCAGATTGGTGATATTTATGAGATACAAAATCTTAAAATAGCTTTACCTAAACAAAACGATGTTTACGAATTTGAAGAAAACAAGTGGACTAGGTTTGATTATCCAAAACAATTACAAAGAATAAAAACAGTATTTGATTGGAGAGAATATCCTGATGATTTTAAAGAAATGTGGTATGACTACATTAATCTTGAATTTAAAAGGCGTGAAGAAGGTTTTTGGTATATAAATAAAGATGTGCCTATATACCTAACTGGTACTCATTACATGTATTTGCAATGGTCAAAAATTGATGTTGGCCAACCAGACTTTAGAGAATCAAACAGATTATTTTTTATATTTTGGGAAGCTTGTAGAGCAGATGACAGAAGTTACGGTATGTGTTATTTAAAAAATAGACGATCTGGTTTTTCATTTATGGCTTCTGGTGAAACTGTTAATATGGCTACTATATCTAGTGACGCTCGTTTTGGTATATTATCTAAATCAGGTGCTGATGCTAAAAAAATGTTTACAGACAAAGTAGTACCAATATCAGTTAACTACCCTTTCTTTTTCAAACCAATACAAGACGGTATGGATCGACCTAAAACAGAACTAGCATATCGTGTGCCAGCTTCTAAGTTTACAAGAAGATCTATAGTGTCTACAGATAAACAAGAAGATCTTACAGGACTTGACACAACTATTGACTGGAAAAACACTGGAGACAATGCTTATGATGGTGAAAAACTAAGATTATTAGTACATGATGAAAGTGGTAAGTGGGAAAGACCTAATGATATACAAAACAATTGGCGTGTTACTAAAACAACATTAAGACTAGGTTCTAGAATTATAGGTAAATGTATGATGGGATCAACGTCAAATGCTTTAGATAAAGGTGGTAGAAATTTTAAAAAATTATATGATGACTCAGATGTTACGAAAAGAAATGCAAATGGACAAACCCGTTCAGGACTCTATTCTTTGTTCATACCTATGGAATGGAACTACGAAGGATACATTGATTCTTATGGGTATCCTGTTTTCGAAACCCCATCAAAACAAGTGTATGGGCCTCATGGAACGCCAATTAAAATCGGGGTCATTGAATACTGGGATAATGAAGTAGAAGGTCTTAAAGATGATCAAGACGGATTAAATGAATTTTACAGACAGTTTCCTCGTACAACTAAACATGCTTTTAGAGATGAATCTAAAATGTCTTTATTTAATCTAACTAAGATCTATCAACAAATAGATTTTAATGAAGATTTAAAAAATTCACTATCAGTTACGCAGGGTAATTTTCAATGGGAAAATGGTGAAAAAGATACTAGAGTAATATTTGCACCAAGTAAGCAAGGAAGATTTTATATAACTTGGGTGCCACCAGTACACTTACAAAACAAAAGATTTATTAGACATAGTGTTAGTTACCCAGGTAATGAACATTGTGGAGCTTTTGGTTGTGATCCATATGACATATCAGGTACAGTAGATAAAAGAGGTTCTAACGGTTCTTTACATGGTTTAACTAAATTTAGCATGGAAGAAGTACCACCAAATCATTTTTTCTTAGAATATATCGCTCGTCCACAAACAGCTGAAATATTTTTTGAAGATGTACTTATGGCTTGTGTATTTTATGGCATGCCAATATTAGCAGAAAATAATAAACCTAGATTACTCTATTATTTTAAACGTAGAGGTTATAGAGGTTTTGCAATGAATAGACCTGATAAAAAAAGAAATAAATTATCTGTAACAGAAAGAGAAATTGGTGGAATACCAAACTCTAGTGAAGATATAAAGCAAGCACACGCTTCAGCTATTGAAACTTACATTGAACATTTTGTAGGTTTAAAAGAAACGGGATATGGAGATATGTATTTTCAAAGAACGTTAGAAGATTGGTCTCAATTTAATATAAATAATAGAACATCTCATGATGCTTCTATTAGTTCTGGACTTGCGTTAATGGCCTGTAACAAACATAGATATGCGCCAGCAAATAAAATACAATTGAAACCAGTTGATCTAGGTATAAAAAAATACAATAACCAAGGAACTACATCAAAAATTATAAATTAATGAATATATATACTAATACCAATAGTGCTTTCCCTAGTCAAGTAGTGAGTGATGCTGAAAAAGCAAGTATTGAATATGGAAGTCAAGTTGCAATGGCTATTGAATATGAGTGGTTTCGTTCTGGAAGAACTCAAGGTAATAGATATTTAACTAACTGGAATCAGTTCCATGAATTAAGACTATATGCTCGTGGTGAACAAAGCATACAAAAATACAAAGATGAGTTATCTATTAATGGTGACTTGTCTTATCTTAATTTAGACTGGCAACCAGTTCCTATATTATCTAAATTTGTAGATATAGTTGTAAACGGTATATCATCTAAGTCATATGATATAAAAGCTTATGCTCAAGATCCAGAGTCTGTAAAAGCAAGAACAAAATATGCTTCTAAAATACAAGAAGATATGATGGCTAGAGAGTATTTAGATGGATTAAAAGAAAGTCTGGGTATTAATTTATACCAAAGCATGGATCCGTCTAGTTTACCTGAAACTCCAGAAGAATTAGAGTTGCATATGCAGCTTAGTTACAAGCAGTCAATTGAAATAGCAGAAGAAGAAGCTATATCATCTGTATTAGCTCAAAACAAATATGATCTTACTAGACGTAGATTAAATATGGATTTAGCTACAATAGGTATAGCAGCTGCTAAAACCAACTTTAATACAGCAGAAGGAATTACAGTTGACTATGTTGATCCTGCTTATATGGTTTATTCATATACTGAAGATCCAAACTTTGAAAACATATACTATGTAGGTGAAGTTAAAAACATAACTTTACCAGAATTAAAAAAAGAATTTCCAAACATTAGTAAAGACGAATTAGAGCGCATACAAAAAATGCCAGGTAATCGTCAATACTTAACTGGTTGGAGTGGTTATGATGAAAACACTGTGCAAGTAATGTATTTTGAATACAAAACTTATCACAATCAAGTTTTTAAAATAAAACATACAGATCAAGGATTAATGAAAGCTTTAGAAAAAGATGATTCATTTAATCCACCAGAAAATGATAGTTTTGAAAGAGTTTCTAGATCTATAGAAGTCTTATATACTGGTGCTAAAGTTTTAGGTACAGACACAATGTTAGACTGGAGATTAGCTGAAAACATGTCAAGACCTATGGCAGATACAACTAAAGTAGAAATGAATTATTCTATTTGTGCTCCTAGAATGTATAAAGGTAGAATAGAATCACTTGTAAGTAAGTGTGTTGGTTTTGCTGACATGATACAGTTAACTCATTTAAAATTGCAACAAGTGTTATCTAAAATGGTTCCTGATGGTGTTTATTTAGATATGGACGGTTTAGCAGAAGTTGATTTAGGTAATGGCACAAACTATAATCCAGCAGAAGCATTAAACATGTATTTCCAAACTGGTAGTATTGTTGGTAGATCATTAACTCAAGACGGTGATATGAACGCGGGTAAAGTACCTGTTCAAGAATTAAGTTCTAGTTCTGGTCAAGGTAAAATACAAAGTTTAATACAGACGTATCAATATTATTTACAAATGATACGTGATGTGACCGGACTTAATGAAGCAAGAGATGGTAGCACACCAGACAAACAAACATTAGTAGGTTTACAAAAAATGGCTGCTAACGCTTCTAATGTTGCTACGCGACATATCAAACAAGGAAGTTTATACGTAACATTAAGAATAGCTGAAAATATTGCTCTTAAAATAGCAGATGCTTTAGAATTTCCACTAACAGCTGAATCTCTTTCTAACTCTGTAAGTAATTATAATGTCAACACTTTACAGGAAATTAGTAATTTAAACTTACATGACTTTGGTATATTCTTAGAATTAGAACCAGACGAAGAAGAGCAAGCTCAATTAGAAAACAATATACAAATGGCTTTACAGCAAGGTGGTATTGATTTAGAAGACGCTATAGATTTAAGACAAATAAAAAATCTTAAGTTAGCTAATCAAATGCTTAAAATAAAACGTAAAGCTAAAGGTAAGCAAGACCAAGAAAATCAAATACAACAAAGTCAAGCACAAGCACAAGCTCAAGCTAGTGCAGCTGAAAAAATTGCAATGTCTGAAGTTCAAAAACAAGAAGCTATATCAGGTTCTAAAGTACAGTTTGAACAAGCTAGCAATCAAATGGAAATACAACGTATGCAATTAGCTGCTCAAATAGAGCAACAAAAAATGCAAACACAATTTCAGTTTGATATGGAATTAAAGAAAATGGACATGGAAGCAATAGGAAAGAAAGAACAAATGATCGAAGATCGCAAAGATAAACGTATTAAAATGGAAGGTACTCAACAGAGTCAAATGATAGATCAAAGAAAAAATGATTTATTACCAATAGATTTTGAACAACAGAATCAACAAGCTCCAGTAGCTTAATTATTAATTATTTAATTATATTATATTATGTCAGAAGTAAAAACAAATGAACCTGTTAAACAGGAAGGTGACTTTAAAGTAAAGTCTAAAAAACCTAAACAATTAGGTAACAAAAAACAAGAACAAGACATTGTTAAGGTTAATTTAAAAGAACCTTTAGTAGAAATACCAAACGATGTTATTAAGGTTAAAATACCTAACGAACCAGTTAAAAAAGAAACAGATGCCATTCAAATCGGAGAAACAAAGGAAGTACCTGTGGAAGAACCATCCGGAGATAGCGCAGAGGTGGGAGAACCTATACAAGAGTCCAACGAGACTACTGAAGGGTTTTCTCCAATCAAAGAAGTAACTGAACAAGAAGTTAAAAAAGTAGAAGCAGAAGTTAAAGAAGCTTTAAGAGACGAAAAAGTTTTAGGTAAAGAATTACCTGAAAATATTGAAAAGCTAGTTTCATTTATGGAAGAAACAGGTGGAACAATAGAAGATTACACTAGATTAAATGCTGATTATACTAACGTAGATGAAAATACTTTATTAAAAGAATACTATAAAAAGGCTAAGCCACATTTAGATTCTGAAGAAATAGATTTTATAATGGAAGATAATTTCCATTACGATACAGATATTGACGAAGAGCGTGACGTCAAAAAGAAAAAACTCGCTAAAAAAGAAGAGGTTGCAAAAGCTAAAAACTTTTTAGAGGAAACGAAAAAGAAATATTACGACGAAATCAAGTTGAGACCCGGCGTAACTCAGGACCAACAAAAAGCTATGGATTTTTTCAACCGCTACAATAAGCAGCAAGAACAAGCTGAGCAACAACATGATGTTTTTCAAAAAAATACTAAAGAATTGTTTAATGAAGATTTCGAAGGTTTCGATATTAAAGTTGGAGAAAAAAGATTTAAGTATAATGTTAAAGACGTTAATAAGGTTGCCGAAAACCAATCAAACATTAACAACCTAGTTAAGAAGTTCTTAGATAAAGATGGTAATGTTAGTGATACTCAAGGTTATCACAAGGCTATATATGCCGCTGACAATGTAGATAAAATTGCATCTCATTTTTATGAGCAAGGAAAAGCAGACGCTGTAAAAGACGTGGTGAATAAATCTAAAAATTTAACATCAGTAAAAGCAAGGACTTCACAAGGTGACGTTTTTGTAAACGGCTTGAAAGTTAAAGCAATTTCTGGTGCAGATTCTACAAAACTAAAAATCAAAACTAGAAAATTTAACAATTAAAAATTAAACAATTATGAGTTTAAATCCACAATTTGGTAGTATTGTACCAAGTCCTATTCAAACTCCATCACCTTCAGCTTATTTAGCTTTTAACGGTGGGGCGAATGACTTTGCACAACAATATTTACCAGAAATTTACGAACAAGAAGTAGAGCGTTATGGAAACAGAACGTTATCTGGCTTCTTAAGAATGGTAGGCGCTGAAATGCCTATGACATCTGATCAAGTAATTTGGTCAGAACAAAACAGATTACACATATCTTACGATGGATGTGCTTTAGCTGCTGCTGGAGCAAACAATGCATCTGTAGTAACAATTGGTGGTGGTGCTACTGCTATCAACGTTATATCTATTAATGATACTGTTGTCCTTCTAGACCCTAATTCAGGATCTGAAGCAAAAGGTATTGTTATAGCTAGAGCTGCTGGAGCTGGTGGTGCTGGAACTGTTACAGTTCAGCCATTTGCTAACGCAACTTTCCCTAACCAAGGAATTGGTGCTGCTGGAATTAAGATGTTTGTATACGGTTCTGATTACACAAAAGGAACAACTATTGGAGCAGGAGTAGGAAACTCTGCTGCTAGAATATCTATTGATCCTTCTTTCACACAATTTTCTAACTCACCAGTGATCATAAGAGATCAGTACGTTGTTACTGGATCTGATATGGCTCAAATCGGTTGGGTTGAAGTTGCTACTGAAGACGGTGCTTCTGGATACCTTTGGTATTTAAAAGCTGAGTCTGAAACTAGATTACGTTTCGAAGATTACTTAGAAATGGCAATGGTTGAAGGTGAATTAAACGTAAACGCTGCAGCTGCTGCAAATTACGTACAAGCTAACTTACCAGGTACACAAGGTTTATTTGCTGCTATTAGAGCAAGAGGTAACGTGCAAGTAGGATTTACTGCTGCTGCTGGACTTGATGAGTTTGATGCAATACTTAAAAACCTAGATACTCAAGGAGCTATTGAAGAAAACATGTTATTCTTACAGAGACAAACATCTCTTGATTTTGACGATATGTTAGCTTCTATCTCTGGTGGTTTCGCTGGTGGTACTGCTTTCGGTTTATTCGAAAATTCAGAAGAAATGGCTTTAAATCTTGGTTTCTCAGGATTTAGAAGAGGTTCTTATGATTTCTATAAAACTGACTGGAAATACTTAAATGATGCTTCCACTCGTGGTGCAATCGTTGGTGTTAATTCAATCGAAGGTGTATTAGTTCCTGCTGGAACATCTACAGTTTATGATCAAATCTTAGGTACTAACATTAGAAGACCTTTCTTACACGTAAGATATAGAGCTTCTCAAGGTGACGACAGAAGAATGAAATCATGGTTAACTGGTGGTGCTGGTGGAGCAATGACTTCTACGCTTGATGCAATGCAAGTTAACTTCCTATCGGAAAGATGTTTAGTAACGCAAGCTGCTAACAACTTTGTATTATTCCAAGGAATCTAATTGATTCAACAAATGTAATTCTTACCCTCGTTATTTTGACGGGGGTAATTATTACTTTTATAAACTATTTAATTATATTATATTATGGCTAAACAAGCTAAAGCAGAAAAAATTGAGGTTGCACCTCAGCCGGTAGCTACAAAAGTAGCACCAAAACCAGCTAAACCAAGCTGGGAAATAAAAGATAGAATTTATTATTTAAAAGGAGAAAAATCACCTTTAAGTTTAACAATACCCGGAAGACATACTAAAAAACATGCTCTACTTTATTTTGATCAAGAATCAGGAAAGCAAAGAGAAATAAGGTATGCAACAAATCAAGATTCACCTTTAGTTGATGAACAAAAAGGAGAATGCACACTGGGTCACATTACTTTTAGAGATGGCTTTTTGAAAGTTCCTAAAAATCAAACAAATCTACAAAAACTACTTAGTGTTTATCACCCTTTAAAAAACAGAATATATGAAGAGTATAGCGCTGTTGAAGAAGCTAAAGATGAATTACAAGAGTTAGATATGCAAATTGATGCTTTAAATGCTGCGCGTGAAATAGATATAGATCATGCTGAAGCAATATTAAGAGTTGAAAAAGGTTCTGAAGTAAATAATATGAGTTCTAAAGAAATTAAAAGAGATTTATTATTGTTTGCAAAAAACAATCCAGATTTATTTATTAGCTTAGCTAATGATGAAAATGTAGAACTTAGAAACTTTGCAATAAAAGCTCGTGAAGCAGCTATAATAAATTTATCTGCAGATCAAAGAACTTTCACATGGGGATCAAACGGAAGAAAATTAATGAATGTTCCATTTGATGAAAACCCTTACTCAGCTTTTGCTTCGTTCTTAAAAACAGATGAAGGCGTGGAAATTTATAAATCTATAGATAAAAAGCTATAAAAACAAGTGATACTATATATAGGCGGTTTCGGCCGCCTTTTTAGTATAAAAAATAAAAATAAATGGTAAATATAAATACAGTATATACAACAGTCTTGTACATATTAAACAAAGAACAAAGAGGTTATGTAACTCCAGCGGAGTTCAACAGTCTTTCTGTTCAAGTACAAAACGAAATATTCCAAGCATATTTTCCTGACGGAAACCAAGTTAACCGTCCAAATCAAAATAATCAACAAAACGATACAGAGTTTTTTAACATGTTTAAAGACACTGCTTATAAACTATATCCTTTTGAAAGAAATGCATCTTTTACTTATAACGCAGGTGCTGGTATCCTAGGTTGGGAATACAATGGCGCAGGAACTATATTTAAATTAGGTGAAATAATATCTACATACAACACAACGAATCCTCAATATGATTCAATAACACAACTAGCTAGTCAAAGTGATTTTTCTAAAATCACAAGATCTACATTGACAGCTCCTACAGTGCAATATCCTTTAGCCACAACATCAACAGGACCTACCAACTCTGTACTTATAAGAGTTAGTCCACAACCAAACGTTTTAAACGTTAATTCTCTATTTGTTCCAACTGTTCCTAACTGGGCTTTTACTGTTGGTACACTTGGTCAATACGTATATGATGCTGCTAACTCTGTTAATTTTGAATTAGATATATCAGAGCAAACAAACTTAATAACACAGATACTAAAATATTGTGGAATAATAATTAATGATCCTACAATAATCCAAGCAGCAGAACAAGAAGCACAACAAGTATCAATTAACGAAAAATCTTAACACATGCCAATAACAGAAACAAATTCACAATATTACGCTGGCGCACAAGGTTTCAGAGGAAATAATGCTTTAACTGCATTTACAACAACTTTTGATACTGATTTAGTATTAGGTTCTGTAACAAGTTGGAATCCTTTAGATGCTAATTATGGTTTAAACAATTTTAAACTATATACAAGCACTACTGGCACTCCAGGTTCTTGGTCTGAGTACATAACAACATATACAGTTCTTAATAATACTATAACTTTTCCAGCTGCTCCAGCTAACAATTTGTTTATAGTTGTACAACTTAAAATATTAACTGGTGGTAAATATGGTAACACTGAAGCAGATAAAGCTTATGGAGATGCTGTAGATGAAAACTACGGGTCATATCAGTATGTAAAACTAAATGACATTATAGATAACTACATGGTTGGTTATGTTGGTGATGGTAAAATAATACAAAACGCTAAAAAATCTGATGTGCTTTTCTTTGCTAAAAGATCTTTACAAGAGTTTAGTTATGATACTTTAAAAAGTATTAAGTCACAAGAGCTTACTGTGCCAGAAAGTTTATCATTAGTAATACCACAAGATTATGTTAACTATGTAGCGTTATCATGGATAGATGATTATGGAATTAAAAGACCTTTATATCCTAACAATAACTTAACTATAAATCCTTATAGTAACTTACTACAAGACAATACAGGTATACCTACGCAAGATAACTTTGGAGAAAACCTTGAAAGCGAGTCTCAAACTGTAACAAGATGGAAAGATACTAATCCTAATAGAATATTAAATGGCCAAGCTTTAAATCTTGTTGATGATTGGGCTTATGGTTTTTATGCTAACGATTTTGGCTCAGGACCTTGGAACTGGGGAAGATTATACGGATTAGATCCTCAATACTCTAACGTTAATGGTTGGTTTGGTATAAACGAAAGAGATGGTACGTTTACTTTTTCTAGTAACTTAGTTAGTAAACTAATAGTAATAGAATACATATCTGATGGCTTAGCTTATGACTTAGATACTAGAGTACCTAAAATGGCAGAAGAAGCAATGTACATGAGTATATCTTATAATTTATTAGCAGGTAGAGCTGGTGTATCAGAAGGTATGGTTGCAAGATTTAAAAAAGATAGAAGAGCTGCGCTTAGAAACGCTAAAATAAGACTATCTAATATTAAGCTTGAAGAAATAGTTCAAGTAATGAGAGGTCAGTCTAAATGGATTAAACACTAAAATTTAATGGCACAAGCAAGAAATAATTTTGTTAGAAGCAAAATGAATAAAGATTTAGATGCTAGATTAGTACCTGGTGGAGAGTATAGAGATGCTCAAAACGTACAGGTAAGTAAATCTGAGGGAGCTAATGTTGGTTCTTTAGAAAATGTTCTTGGTAACGAAGCTGTGTTAAACATAACCACATTAACAACTTCTAATCAAAAATGTATAGGACATGTAGTTGATGAAGATAATAATTTTGTTTATTTATTTTTAACAAACAATTCTACTACTCTTGGGTTTAATAAATTTAATAATAGTTATATTTTAAGATATGATACAGTTTCTAATATAGGCATTGTATTAGTAAGCGGATCGTTTTTAAATTTTCGTCAATCTAATCCTATAATTGGCGTTAACTTATTAGAAGGTTTATTGTTTTTTACAGATAATTTTAATCAACCAAGAGTTATTAATGTTTTAACAGCTGCAAACGATAGCACACACTATCAAACAGAAGATCAAATATCTGTTGCAAAATATAATCCTTATCAAGCTATAGAGTTATGGCAAGAAGTAAGTCCTGCCACATCACCTGCTAGTTATGAAACTACTATGCAAGATGTTACTACTCCATATATGCCAAACGGTGGTAGTGGAGTAAGTGATGCTGGAGCTGCAGTCGGAGCTGCTAATTTTGTTATAAAAGCATTAGAAGGATCTTTACCTGTTCTTGGAGGATATACAAATCTTCCTTTTCAAGGTGCCACTATTTCTTTTATAAATGGAGCAGGTAACATGGTACCTACAGGTAATTCGTTAACTTTAATTGGATCTGTTGTTTTTGATTCTAATGCTCAAACATGGACAATTACACCTTCAGCTAGTATGATTGTTGCGATACCTGCTGGATCAACTGTTGTTTTTAATGCTAATCCATATTATGATGGACAGTTTGCTGGAGATCCTGACTACCTAGAAGATAAATTTGTAAGGTTTTCATATAGATTTAAATTTGAAGATAATCAATATTCTATATTTGCTCCGTTTACACAAATAGCTTTTATACCAAAGCAAGATGGTTATTTTATGTATGTTAAACAAGATACATTAGGATTTCCTGAAACAGACGATTTAGATTCAGCATATAGAAGTACTGTTGTAAGTTTTGTAGAAAACAAAGTAGACTTAGTAAAACTAAGAATACCACTTCCTTTTCCTAAAGATGAAATAATAAATCGTTTAAAAATATCTGAAATGGATATTTTATATAAAGAGTCTGACGCATTATCTGTTAAAGTTATAGATACTATTCCTATAGCTGATATTGTATTAAACCCAACCATTGAACCAAGTGTATTTACATACGATTATAATTCAAAAAAACCTTATAAAACTTTACCTGAAAATAATCTTACAAGAGTTTACGATAAAATACCCGTAAAAGCATTTTCTCAAGAAATAGCTAGTAATAGAATTATATATGGTAATTTTCAAGACAAACACACGCCGCCTATTTCTTTAGATTATAGCGTTACTGTTGGGGCTAAATCAGATTTTGATATAAATATTTCAACAGCAACTACAAATGGAGCTGCTAACGTTGGTGTTGGTGTAGCGTTTCCTATAGACAATGCAACAGCTGTTCCAGAAATAGGCAGTATTGCTACAGGTACTGGTATACCAGCAAACGCATCGGTAACAGCGGCAACAGCTACATCATTAACATTAAACAAAGCTGTTAATATAGCTGATGGGGTTACTATAACTTTTAATTTAGTTGGACCAGATACTAACACTGTTACAAAAGTAGAATATCCTAATTCAACATTAAAACAAAATAGAAATTATCAAGTTGGCGTAATGCTGTCTGATAGATATGGTAGAACGTCTACTGTTTTATTATCAAGCAACAAAGAAGAAGTAGCTTTACCTGGTGGTTTAACTTTTGTAGGTGATACAGTATATTCTGCTTATTTAGATTCAGGCACTAGACCAGATCAATGGCCTGGAAATTCTTTAAAAGTATTGTTTAATCAACCTATTGGTCCTGAATTACCTGATGCTGCTACTGGTTGGCCAGGAATATATAAAGGTCCTGACTATGTTAATCCTGGTGGAAGTTTTACAAGTCCTAATAGTCTTTACAATCCGCTTGGATGGTATTCTTATAAAATAGTTGTAAAACAAACAGAGCAAGAATATTACAACGTTTATTTACCTGGAATAATGGCAGCATACCCTGAAGATGTTACACTAGAACTTAGTCAAACTTCACACGTGGTATTAATAAATGATAATATAAACAAAGTTCCAAGAGATTTAAATGAAGTTGGTCCTACACAAAAGCAATTTAGAAGTAGTGTTAGTTTATTTGGAAGAGTAAACAACACAACAACACCTATAGTTTTTGATACTGTTTCAGGTGCATATACAAATATAGCACAATCTAATGTTCAGTATTACCCTAACAGAGGTGATGATGTAGTTTCTACTATATCTACAATGCAAGATTTGTTTGATTATGATCCTTCTCTTACTCCTGCTCCTAATTATTTTCCTCAATTTTATTTATATGAATCTAATCCTTATATAGCTAGATTAAGTACTGAAAAACAAATAGGTCAAATAGCAACTACTAACTATTCACCTGTTAGCGCAGAGGTTGCTATAAACGCTACTAGTGATGAAATATTATTAAAAAATGTAGTAGGTAATACAGGAAGCATAGCTGTAGGAGACTCAGTAACAGGAGTTGGTTTACCTTCTGATTTAACAGTAGTTTCTCCAGGCTTTACAGCAGCAACAAGTGTTGTTGTAACAACTTCTACTTCTGCTAGCACAAGCAATATAGTTGTTGTAGCAAGCGTAACTAATATAGAACCAAACCAGTACGTTAGCGCCACTGGTATACCAGAAGGAACAGTAGTTCAAAGCATTGCAGGATCACAAGTTACATTAAGTAATGTTGTGGATATTGCTAATGGTGTTTCAATAGATTTTCAAACACCAGCAAAAATAAAAGTAAATCAATCAGTTACAGTTTCTTTTGATACAGAAATAACTATAGTAAAAACAGATACACCAGGTTTACAGTACTTAGCCGTAATGGAAACAGAGCCGGTAGAAAGTTTATTAGATATATTTTGGGAAACCACATCAACAGGTTTAATAGAAGATTTAAATACTTTAATATTAAACTCAAGCGAAGGTGGTGCTAATTTTAGTTCTTTTAATTCTTCTTTATTTAAAGAATCTTTAGCAGATCAGTCTAATATATTAAGCGCTAATTTTACTTTGGTTGATTTTTTTGGTGCTGTTATTAATCCTGCTAATATAACTAGCTTTGTTATAGAATCTGTAACAAATGCTAATGCTACTGATGTAACTAATTTCTTTACATTAAACAGTATCGGTGCTGGTTATTTCAATGTTAAAACTACTACTACTTATTATAATTCTATATTTTTTAGCAATGACGCAAGCCTACGTACTTTTGTAATAACATTTAGATCAGTTACAACTGTCTCAGGTAACGCAACAACTACAACTTATAACGAAACAATAACACTAGCAAATGTAGATCCAACAATACCAGCTGCTACACCTGCTGCTGGATCAACGGTTCAAACAAATAGATATGAACAAAGTCTAGCGGTATTAGATGGTATTAATGGTGCTAACAATGTTAACCTTAGAACTCAAGATTTAACATGGGAAATAATTAGTGTATTTAACACTACTAGCGCACCTTCAACTGATATAGGACCTAACGGTAGTAATTTAGGTTATTTTACAATTCCAACTACTGTAGCTTCAAATAATTTAAGAGCTACATTAACAAACGCGTCTGGTGGTAATATGCCTCCAGAAGTTTATCAAGTTAATCTAAGGTTAGCAGATGCTGCTGCTTCTGTAAATGCTCAATATACTTTTAATATGTTAATAGAGCCTAATGTTGTTAGATCTCTTACGTGGCAAATAGTTTGTGATGGAGAGACTCAAGCTGATAATTTTCCAGCTGTAGAAATACAAATAACAGACGGATCAGCATCACCTACACAACAAAATGGTTGGTATATTTTTCCTGTGCCTTGGGGTACATTAGTTAATGCTAACGGTGCTAATGTTATTACAATAGACAGAACAAACGCGAGATTAACAAACCCATCAGGAGCAGCATGTCCTTCATATGGTGACGCTTTCTTTTCGCCTACATCAAGCGCTGCTGTTAGAGCTTTATGGATAGCTAGTGATTGTACTTGTTCAAGTGGTAACACAGGTAACATAACTAGCACTAGCAATATAGATGTAACGGGGTATTTATTTGAAATTATATAATGGAAAAAACAAACAAAATAAGTAATAATTAACTATGGGAGCAGTAGTAGAAGTAAAATATTTTAACTCTTTTGTTCTTAAGAAGACTGTAAACAGCGTTGTAACTCCTGATCAAGTTATATGGAACGGATCGTTTGGCATACCTCAAGCTAAAGGTGGTTATCCTGTAGTTAATGCTGTTAGTACAAATGGAGATAATAATTGGGCTATTGAAGAATCAAGAATTAGAGGAGGTTATAATAACGTTTCTACTGATTATGGTGCTAAAGCTTATTTAGTTGAAGAAGAACCTGATGCTGTTACTAGAGGTAATTCATTAATATACTCTGGTATATTTAATTCAAGAACTGGTATAAATAATACAAATGTATTTTCTGTAGCAGATGATATTACAAAAAGCGCAGATCCAGCTAACGGAACTATACAAAAATTATATGCAGAAGATACTAACTTAATTATATTTCAAGAAGCAAAAGTTAGTAGAGCATTAGTAGATAAAGACGCTATATATACTGCTGAAGGCGGAGGAGCTATTACTAATTCAAATTTAACAATTGGTACAATACAACCTTTTCCTGGGCAATTTGGAATAAGTAAAAATCCAGAAAGCTTTGCTATATATGGTTATAATAAATATTTTACTGATAAAAATCACAATGTTGTAATGAAGCTTGGTGGTAACTTAGATGAGATATCTAGGTTTGGTATGATTGATTATTTTAGAGATGAACTAGTTGCTAGTGATACTATTTTAGGTGCTTGGGATATATATAATGACCAGTATGTTTTATCACTACAACAAACAAAATCAGGTAACTTTAACACTTTGTCTTATGATGAACAAGTGCAAGGTTGGACTAGTTTTTATAACTATAAACCTGACCAGATGTTTAGTATAAAAAATAACTTTTATAGTATAGCCTCTGTTGGCGCAGCTGTTCCAGGTTATGCTTTAAATAATTATGCCGTTTACAAGCATTACTCTGATACTGCTAACAGAAGTAATTTTTATGGAATAGATTATAGAAGTTCTGTTACGTTTATATTAAATGTCAACCCTACTACTTCTAAGAATTTTAAAACAATAGGATACGAAGGCGCTAGCGGATGGCAATTATCTACTTTAGTTTCAGACGGAACAGGAACTGGTTTAAGCCCAGCGTCAGGACAATGGATAACATCTAATGATGAATCAGCTTTAGTACTAAGTTTACTTGAAGGTGAATACGTATTTAATCCAGTTGGTGGAGCTCCTGTTACAAGAGCTAATTATCAAGGAACATTAGGAACTACACAACCTCCTTTACCAAGATACTATGCAGGGTTTAATAGAAAAGAAAATAGATATGTAGCTAATTTAATTAACAATAGCAACGCTTCAACAGGAGAGATATTGTTTGGCTCAGAAATGAGTGGCGTAAAAGGTTTTTATGTTACTGGAGTTTTAGCAACAGACTTAATTACAAATCCTGGAGGAGAAAAACAATTATTTTCAGTGATATCAGATTACGATATTAACAATGGATATTAAAATAAATAAATATGAGTATATTAATAGGTAGCGCCATAAGTGCTGGAGCTAGTATAATCGGTGGAATTATCGGTGGCGGTAAAGCTAGAAGAGCTAAGAGAAGAGCTGCGAGAAAGCTTAAAAAAATGAACCGCAAGATGGAAGAGCTAGAAGCAAACAGACAGGATATAATAAATCCCTATGCAGATGTTACTAATTTAAGTAGCATGATGAGCAATCCTATGGCTAATTTATCTGTAGCTACTCAAGCTGCTGAAATGGCAATAGAGCAAACTGATATAGCTTTAGCTAATACATTAGATACTATTAGACAAACAGGTGGCGGATCTGGTGGAGCTACAGCTTTAGCTCAAGCTGCGTTACAAGCTAAGAAAGGTGTTGCCGCAGATATAGAATCTCAAGAAAAAATGAATGAAGACAAGAGAGCTGCAGGCGAACAAAGACTACAAGATGCTCAAGTACAAGAAGCTAAACGTATGCAAGATGCTGATGTTATGGGACAAAAATTTGTTTATGGTGAAACAGATAGAAGAGAAATGCAACAACTAAATAGATTACAAGGTCAAATAGATCATATGCAAGGAGTTAAAGCACAAGCAAGTGCTGATCAAACCGCTGCGTTAACAGGAGCAATATCAGGAGTAGCAGGAGCTGCAAGTTCTTATTTTGGTAATAAATAATTAAACATGGAAAATAAAAACATCACATATAATCTTTTAATTAAACAATTACTGCAAAGTGATAACATGGCTTATGTTCCAGGTTATATATCATCAAACGTAGATGTTGAGTTTAAAGTACTTGACAACGCTTACCAAGATACAGGCTTACAATATGCTAGAGCTAAAAACTCTATTGATCAAGGTAGATGTGGAGACTGTATTAGAGAAAATGAAATACTAAACAATTTATTAGCTGCTCCAGCTTTATCAAAATTATTTTTAGAAAACTTAACTGGAGAATTAAGTATAGTAGAAACACCTCATTACGACCCTAATAATTACTATGGTTTTATGGTGGCTAATTGTATTATAACTCAAAAACCTGGTTTTTCTAAAACTGATGGATATGATGTTGAATTAAATTTATTAGAAAACAATACTCAAGAAATAACTTTTACAGGACCTGCATTTGATAAACCTTTTGTTGTTAATAGTTCTGCGCTTCAAAGTTTACTAGACGCTGATACGTCTTTAGTAGTAGAAACACCAGACATTAATACTAGCATGACTGAGTTATTAGTTGAAACTCAAATATTTCCACCAGATGCTATGGGCGAAGATAAGAAATTATCTGCAGCTGCAAAAATATCAGAAGAATTTATTTTAAAATTTAACGGTAAACCTGATTATGAAATTATTGACATAGGTAATGGCAAAGGTAGAAACGTAATTAGATACGATGTAGATAAAATTGAAAGAAAAATACAACCTTTTATAAACGCAGAGGTTTCAGGTTTATTATCTTCAGAACAAGAAGCTGTTGCTGCTTGGAACGTGTTTTTATCTAAAGGCACTAGCGTAGAAGAAGATGATCAAATGGTGCAAGATGCTAATGCGGCAGAACAGTCTTGGTCTTATGAAAAAGATCTACCATTAATGCAAGACAAGAAAACTCAATTTGCTTTTAAATACAAAGAGTATTTTATTAATAATTATTTAAAACAATTTTTAACAAACAAATTACCTAGTGTAGAAGAAGATGCTGCTGTATTTGATTTACAGGAAGCAAGAAAAGCAAAGACAAAAGAATTAATGGGTAATCAATAAAATTAAATTAAATGACTAAAGAAGAATATATTGAAAGTTTAGTATCTCAAAACTTAACAGGTAAAGAGATCGTTAAACTCGCTGCTAAATTCGGTCAAGAAGAAAAGCAAAGCGAAGAAGAAGTAAAGACAGACGATGTTGCAACCCAGGATGCGAATGTAACATCGACCAGAAACGAAGCGTCCAATACGACTTCAGAATCTTCGGGTGGTCAATCCGATTATGGTATAACGCTAGATGATTTTCAAGGAAGAAATGCAATTGAACAAAAAGCAATATCTAAAGCGCTTGGTTTAACACCAGCAGAATTATCAAAAAAATTAGAAGAACAAAAAGCAGTAGTTGAAAAAGATAATAAAAAAGAAAAAGAAAGAGAAAAAAGAATTAATTCTTTATATGATAAATATAATGGTCCATATCCAACTTCTTTACACATTAAACAAAAGGCAAAATGGTTAGATGAAAACGTTAATATACCTACGGATGAGGATATAGAAAAAATTGAAAAAGAAGAAGGAGGAGTACTTTCGACTGTATTTTCTTATGCTACTGGTGATATGGATGTTTGGGATCTTTATGAAAATGAAGCAGAAAAAGCACAAGCCATACAAGACGATCAAGATCTTAAAGATTTTAAATTTAACCAAGCTAATATTAAATATAACGAAGATGTTAAAGCAATTAGCGGTGATGAAAATCTTTCTGAAGAAGAAAGAAATATAAAATTAAACGAATTAAAGCCACCTCCTTTAACTACTATAGAAGATGTAGAGTCTGAAGTATTAGATGTATCAGAAGAGTTTGAAGGTTTAATAAATACCTTAGGTGGTAAAGATGCAACTTTAGAAATGTTTAATGGTAATCAACTAAAGTTAGATAAATATAATGAGTATGTTGGCTTGTACGATCTTTACACAGATGTCATAGATTCTAAGGGTAAAGGTTACAACTACAATAATGAGCTTGCAAAAGAATACGAAAAAAGATATGGAAAACTAACATATGAAGGAGCTGGTAGAAATCCTAAAATGGACGATCCAAAATTTAGGGGTGATAAGAGAAGGTCTTTAAACCCGGAGTATCAGATATTAAGTGAAAACCAGTTAATGGAATTAAGTCTTAGAAAAAAACAAAAAGAAATTTCTGCGGCCTTTAATGAAGAACAAGACGCTCAAGCAGATTTTATAGAAGAAGGAAGCGAAGGTTTAAGAAAGTTTTCTGGTGGATGGTATGGTAAAGACAAAAGAGTTAAAATGCTTAAGGAAACAAAAGTAAATCCTACAGCTGTAAGAATGACTCAAGATTTATTTCCAGAAAACGCTAGCTCAATAACTAGCGATGCTGATATTGACGAAGCTTTTACGCAAGGTTATAGTAAATTAGTAAATGAAGATCCTGTTATAAATGCTTTTTATGATTCTATTAAAAAAGTAGCTGAACCATTAATAGAAAAAAAGAGAGAAGAGTTATTAAAAACAGAAGATTTAACAACACCAGAAGGAGTTGCTGCAGCAACTAAAAAATTAGAAGAATACGCTAGATCTATTACTTCAGATAAATTAGAAAATTCTGAATTATACAAAAACAGAGTAACAGAACTTGGGCTTGTAGCTAGCGCGTCTATGGAAAAAGTTAATAGGGCTTGGGCTAGAAAACAAGATACTTTTTTAAATGGTTTAGACGCTTTTAGAGGCGGAGAAAATGATGGTATACCTTTTAATGATAGTATAGCTGATTTTGTAGAGTCTTTTTCTGCTGGTAGTATTGGTATATACAACTCATTTCAAAAAGCCGGTGTAAGTTTAGAAGGTAAAGGTGTTAGAGATATTAAAAGAAAAATAGCTGACATTGACGAAAGAGTAGCTAGTGGTGAAATAACAGAAGAAGAAGGCAACAGGTTAAAAAACGAAAAAAGACTTGTTGGTACTTCTTTATTAGAAGAACTTGTTAATGACCAAGAAGACGTTGCGCAACTAGTTGATTCAATAAACGAAATAGATGAGTATGTTGGTCTTTTTGAAACAGCGGACTTAGCTGATGGAGATATAAGTTTTCGAGATGTTGTTTTAACTGTTGGCCAAGCGCTACCTCAAATAACAATAGCTGGTGTTACTGCAGCAGCTGCTGTAGGTACAGGAGGAGCAGCAGCTCCGTTACTAGCAGGAGTTGGTACAGCTGTTATGTTTACTCAAATGTATGGTGATAATTACTGGAGTGCTTATCAAGAAGGTATAAAAAAAGATGTAAGAAATCTTGGATTAGACTGGGATAGCATGAGTGATGAAGAAAAAAGAGAGTTTAGTTTAACAGCTCTTGAAGAAGGTAGGCATGCTGATATAGCGGCGTCTGCTGCTTTTGCAGGTGTTATGACGTATGCTGAAAGAATAGGTGCTGGAAAAGTATTAAAATCTACACAAAAAGCTTTAGGTTTAGGTGCTACCGGTTTAGCATCATTATACGCTGGTCAATTTAAACAGTTTGGTAAATCTATGTTAAGTGGTTTATTATCTAAAAGTTATGCAGGTGCTGCAGAGTTTGGAACAGAATTTTTACAAGAAGCACTAGGACAAATAAGCACTGGCTTACAATCAGGTGATAACGCTTTAGAGTATATTGATTTTGCAGAACAAATGAATTCTGGTAAAGCAGGTGGTATAGTTGGTTTTGTACTTCCTTTTGGTGCGAGCATTGCAACTCAAACAGCGGCAGAAATTAGAAACATGTCTAGAGACGTAGCAATAAAATTTGCTCCTAATTCTGAATATGGTAAATTTTCTATAGAATCAAAAAAGTTTTTTGAAGACGCACAGTCAAATTTAGATAGGCAATTAAAAGAAAACAAGATAACGCAAGAGCAATATCAAGAAGATTCTGCAAATTTATCTGACACAAGAAATTCTAGCTTAAAAATAGATCCTAACGCTAGTCAAGATATTAGAACTAGACAACTTGACTTAATGGTTAAGCGTAATCAATTAATGCGCAAAATAAAAAATACTGATGACAGTGATTTAACTCAAGCTGAACAAGCTGAATTAAAAACTGTTAAACAAGAGTTAGTTGATGTAGTTGCAGAACAAAAACTATACTCAACATCAGGTAAGGTAAGACAAATAATTCAAGACTCAGGACCAAAAGATTCTCAAGGTAGACCAATGATTGAGTTTAGAGATTTTTCTACAGCTAAAGAAACTCAACAAGAAGCTGATAAATTAGAAAGACAGGGATACACAAGAGCGGCAGCTAGTAAAGCTCATGGAGTACAAATGATAAATGAAGCTACAGGGAAAGAAGTTTTGCTTATAAACAATGAAGTTGCTTCTGGAAAAGCAGGTCTTGTGGGTAACGTTAACGTAGCTGCTCATGAGTTTTTGCATAGTATGTTAAGAAAAACTTTAGCTAATAATCCAGAAGTTGCTCAAGAAATGAGAACTAATATGGATAATTATTTATCAAAAATAAATATTGAAAATATTGATCCTAACTCTAAGTACGGTAAAACATTAGCTCTTTACAAAAACGATCCAAGCGCTGTTACTAACGAAGAGGCTATGGTTTTGTTTGCTGATGCTTTAGCAAATGGAGATGTAGAACTTAACGAAGGCGCTTTAACTAAACTTAAAAATGTCGTAAGAAGAATAATGCAAGCTGTAGGTTTAAAAAACGTTGAATTTAAAACTGGTCAAGATGTTGTTAACTTTTTAAAAGACTACAACAACAGTATAAAAAAAGGTAAACTAAATAGAGCACAAAAAAAATTACTAGGAACAGAGCAATCAATGAAGGAAGACGGTGCTATTGCTAAAGAGTCTAGAGCTAGAGCTACAGTGTTAGAAGAAATAAACAAACTTGTGCCTCAAGATATTAAAACTAAAGCAGAGTATGATGCTTTTTTAGCTAATCAAAGACAAAGTAAACCTTTGTTTGATGCGTTGCTAAAAGATGGTGGTGTTATAAATAATTACGTAAAAAGTAGATCTACAACTAAAGCTGAATCAGATAAAGCTATAGAAAGTTTAACTGATAGAATACTTAATTTTAATCCTGAAGCTAAAAGAGCAGATGGAAAATCTGTAGGTATTGAAGGTTTTGGTGAAGCTATATTTGCTAACACTAGGTTTGCTAAATTAGACGCTAAAAAAGCTTTATTCAAAGAAGGTGAAAAAGCTAAGCAACAAAAAAGTATTGATGGTGGAACATTACAAATAGCTGATGAATCTACTACGTCTAAAAAAGATGATACTAAGCTAGCTAAAAAACCTACACAAACAACAGGTTTTGACAAAGCAACTGAAACTAAAATTGATGAAGCAGTAA